TATCTAAAGCATTTGAGGTTGAACCCATCATACATTTACCTATAATCTTACTCCCTAATCGTAAACAGGTTTTGGTTACCCTCCAGTTATTTAATATGTTATCAGGTTTTTCCCACTTACCGCTCTCATCATGTAGTAGTAATTGTAATTTTTCTCCATCATAACTATTGTCTCCTGTATTTTTCCATTCTATAGTAGTATCTAACCCTTCCAACTCTTCATCAGAAAGATTGTGCATATTTTTTTTAGTAATCTTAGAAGCTGGAACTCTATACGCTAATTCTGTTTTAGGTTTATCCATACCATCTTGTATAGGTTTAAAAAAGAAAGGATAATTGTTAGATATAGGAACAACCTTGTCTGTAAACATTTTTTTAGCATCAGAACCTGTTTTAGATAATATTCCTATACGAGCATCTTTGGTGATGGTGGCTTGATTAACCCCTTCGCAAGAACTCATAAAAGAAAAACCTGACCTTCTGATTTTCAAATAACACATTCCAAAACTTCTTTTATCCGCCTTACACGCTTCCCAAAAAATATAAAATATTCTATTGGCTTCTCGAAAATCAGGATGCCCAACATCTATTTTAGTCCATTGTAAATACATGTAGTGGGTTCCGGTAATGTATGTAGGTTTTCCATTATTCATAAACCAGAATCCTTGCTCTCTATAATCAAACTCTTTTTCAATATAATCAACCCATTGTGATTTAAAGTTATTAGGAGTTTCGTGCCACTGAAATATAGATTTAATTTTGCTTAATTCTTTGGGTAAAATAGATGCTTCCCAATACTGTTCTTTTTTTTCTTTTGATCTGGCGTAAACGTTTTTAGGGGGTTTAGGAAGAGCGATTTTCAATCCATTAATATCTATAATGCTTTCTATCTCTCCTGTTTTAGAAATAACAACTATATCATATTTTTCATTATATCCATACAACCAGCTTTTTGCTCTGTTTTTATTAGACAAAACAGCTTTAGGTATAATTCCTTTTATCTCTGTATATAAATTATTTTGATCTCGACTCTGCAAACCCTTTTAATGTATTAGTTTTTTTATCAGCTACCTCACCATTTAATAAAGACCTTTCTTCTTCTATTTTTTTTAATATTTCAAAAGCATCCATTATACATAGCTTTTTAGTAGCAGCCGCGTTTTTTAAACGATCGGCCGCTAACTCATCATCTTTATCAAATTTTATTATATCTTCTTTAGCAACTTTAATTAGTTGCTTAACAGCTTTTTCCCCTGCTTCAATAATGCTTAGTTTAATCTGTTTTATGTCCATTTTCTTCATGTAATTTTTTTATTTCTTTTAAAGCCTTATCGTGCCCAGGCATGTGTTTTAAGATTTGCAAAACCCCTAAAACTAAATCTCTTGTTTTTTTCTCTTCTAATATTAAAGTTTGTAAATTAGTAGTTAAGGCCTCTACTTTTGCTTTTAATATTCCAATGTTTTTTTGTACACCCATGATTTTATTTATTTTAATTATTAATTTTTTCGCAATAACTCGAGCCTCTTTCTGTTTTTTCCCAAACTTCATTTAAATTTTGAGCGTTAAATTTAGGATTAAACGGGAGGCTTTTGGCATATTCCCAAAAAGGAGTGTCGTATTTAGATCCAAATTGATAATGCCAGAGTAAAAATGTTTCCATTCTTTGAATTGTAGATTTTATGCCTTTATTTATTTTAGAAGGGTTAGCGTCTCCAAAAATTACCTTCTTAGCATCCTTACATAATTGATGATAAAGAGCAATAGAGGTGGCTTCAAGCGGTTCTATAAAACCATAGGCGTTTCCTTGTAGTATAGTCCTTTCTCCTACAAACATATTTTTAGCAGCGTAATTATCAAAAGATATATAATCACTAATCTCTTCTACACTAAATCTATTTTTAAAATCCTCAGTGGCCTCAGCTTTAGTTGTAACTTTATTGTTATATAAATAACCATAAGAGATACTATTTTTATTAGGTATAATAAAAGTCCACCCGTTAGGAGTGGCAACCGCCCTGGTATAAGTCAAATGGTGATTGTTATTCATTTTTAATTTTCTACCCAGAATCACAGAATTAATAGGATTGATTAATTTATCGTAGTTATTTTTATCTCTATTATGTCTACCTCTACAATCAAATATTATATCGCAATCTATTTCCTGCTCAGGGTTGTTTATAGTTTGCTCTTTAATTTTAAATAACCCCGACTGTAACACTACTTGTGATAATTTACCAGGAACAAGATGTGATGCTACACCGCAATTAGATGAAAACGTATGAAATATTTTATCGTTTTGCTCTCCCCACCCTTCATAAAGTATACCCGTCTTAATGGTAGCCTCAATAGGATTGTTATACCAATCAATTCCTAATTTCTTGTATAATAAACGAGTAAAGCCTGGTAAAGTTCCTTGCCCCACCTTTTCTATTGGGTGGTTTTTAGGACTATAATATATAATGATTTCCTTAGCCTCACAGGTATTTAATAACTCTAAAGCGGTTATACATCCCGCGTTACCAGCTCCTATTATCGCAATCTTTTTCATTTAGTTTTTTTATATTTATAAAATATTACAAAAACATTTCTTCCTTCTTTCCAGGATTTATTTGGGTACTTGCTATGAAAATAGTTCGCAGGATAAGAAATTAATCTATTCTGCTCATACCCTGCTACTGATACTAATCTCCATTTGTCTAATTCATTTGCATCTACCCTAATCATCCGATCATATTCTTCGTTATCTACAGAGTCAGGTAATGATGTTCCGTAAATAATATGCTCCCAAAAAGCGGTTCCGTGCAACTCTTCTAATTCTCGGGGAGACATATATAATACTGCTGCTCTATCCGGTTTTTCTCCCTTAATATTTAAATCAGAATGTATTCTCCATTCTGTGTCTTTATTAGGTGTTGAGGTTCTAAAAAAACTCAAAATATTTTCAACAGGCCTACCCTCCATTAAACCCAGTTTACTTGTCATATAATTAGTAAATGCTGGCGGAGAATCTTGGGTGTAAAAATTTTTTTCTCCAACTGTATGTTTTAAAAATTCTCCTTTATTCAAATAGTCTGTTGCCATTTTAAATAAATCTTTGTCTACAAAATTATCTATAATACGGATCATAATATCATGGTTATATTGTTTGTAAACATTCTATATAATTTTTCCCCCTCTACATTAAATTCATATTCACTATCTGGTGTAAAAGATATTTTATCACCTTCCTTGACCCCTAAATCTTTTAACTCTTTATTTATATATCTAACCGTTCCTATTAAAGGCTCTTCATTTCCACCTTTGTATATATACGATTTTTCTAATTCAATAGGTTTTATAAAACAATATTTGCTATGAGCATTCCACTCTCCATTTTGTTTGTATAAAAAAAATTGTTCTGGATCTATTAAAAATAAGTTGTCTTTTAAAAAGCTCCTACCACTTTTTTCTCTTCCATACATATCGTAATAAAACTTAAATACATTATGGTGAACCAGTAAAATGTCTCCTATTTTTATTTCTCCCTTATAGTTTATAGGAAGAGATATTACCTCGGCAAATCTATTAGAGGTTTTATGATCTTCTTGAGATGTGCTTGTTATAAAGTCTATCCCATTAATATTTTTAGTATTATCGTATCTCCTATTATTAATAGGAGTAACTATAAAATTATAAGGAGAGCGCATTAAAAATTTATATTATATTCTAACGAAATAGGAAGAGTAGATAAAAACTCTTTCCACATATAAATTTCATTTTCTTTTTGAATCCAGATTTTGTAAGACCCTTCAGCGGCTTGAATTAAGTGAATAGTATGACTTCCCCCTAAAACGTCTTGCCCTACAATATAGTGCATAGCTCCAGACTTGTAGTCTGCGCCAATTGATATTTTTCGAATGTCCATTTCATTTTTATTTAATTGTAATTAATTTTATGGTGTTTTCTTTTGTAAATTTATATATACATTTCCTTGAAAAATAACGTTACTACCTCCCACGCTACTATTGGTTAGAGTAAGAAAAAGACCATCTCCATCCCATAATTCAGTAATGCCGGATGGAATAGTAGAAAGAGTTGCATCACAACAATTTATAGTAGTGGTAGCCGCTTCTGGAAAGTCACATCCAGCCACTAACGAAAGCGTTCCTATTTCTTCGTCAGCAGGACATAATTGAACCTTCCATAACCTCCATCCAAAAGCAGTATTTGTGTTAGTGGTAAACTGAAACTTTACTCTACATATATTCCATATTTCACTATACAAAGCACAATCGCCTCCTCCAGGATTTCCATGTATTGTTCCGCCCAGTAAATCCGCATGACTAACTACAAACCCCCCTGCTGATGGAGCTAAACCTCCTAAGTCGTTATTTAAAAGCGGGGCCACAGCTCCTCCTCCACCGGCTACATTGTTAAATGTGTAATGGTTTGATGCGTTAGGAGTCCATTTAGTATTATAAAAAGGAACTTTAACTACTTGTTCTGGAGCTGTAGCTGATCCTCCCGATGGAACTGCCCATGTATTATCTCCTCGTAAAAATGTTGTAGCACTTGGTACTCCTGTTGCTGATAAATCTGCAGTTACAGTAACCGCACCTGCTGTGGGAGCATTAGGTGTTAAATCTATAAATGTTCCATCTGTTGTAGTAACAGTAGTTACTCCTGGTTCCATCTGTTGTAGTAACAGTAGTTACTCCTGCGCCTGCCGGAACCTGCCATGTACCATCTCCTCTTAAAAATGTTGTAGCGCTACCTCCTGTTGGAACAAACCCTACATTAGTTGTCCCTCCGTAAGCATGAGGTTCTACTACCACCGCTCCTACGGTAGGGTTTATAGTTAAAGAAGTTCCTGTTGATGTAGAAGGAGCTGCTGCGGTTACAGAAGAAACTGTTCCTGTTGCTGTTACCCATTGGATTGCTGTCGAGCCCGCATTTAAAACTAAAACTTGTCCTGCGGCACCTGTATTTCCTAACGCGTCTTGTATAAGCGTTGGAATTACTGTAGGGGCTGTAAGATTAATTCCTGCCCCTGACAATATAATACTGGTAGTAGCGCTATTACCAACACTTAAAGTGTCTTGTAAATTACAACAAGTACCGGTAACCCAAGCCAGTCCTGTTCCTGTTGAAGTAAGTATCTGTCCTGCCGCTCCATTAGATCCTGATGTATCCGTAATTTGACCTGGTCTTATAAATCCAGATATTGTTATATTAGCATTTGCTCCTCCTGCTG